ACCAGTGCAGAGTAATCTACCGCAGTTACCATTCTATTTTGTGTTGCATATTGGAATGGTGCAGTTTGTCTAATAGACTCTATAGTTTCTTTCGAAGAACCACCAACCGCATCAGCAACCGTTGTTACTGTCATATCGTAGGTCTGACCCGCAACACTTACACCAGACTGTGGCTCGAAAGTCTTAGCAGCGTTTGATGGTGAACCACTACTGGCAAGATAAGTTACCGTAACCTTTGAACCAGTCGGGGGTGCTTTACCCAAGGTTGTTCCGTTACCAAAGGACAATTCAAAGAGACCGTTAGGTGATTCTTTGAGGATGTACAGTGTCGAATTTTCACTAATGGTGTTAGCCTTAACAATGTTTGTATACGGAAGGAATACTGAAGAAGACGGTTGTTCATATACACGAACAATTGCGGTATCAATATCTATTGATTTGTCAGGAATGATATAGACTTCGTTGTCTTCAGCTCTCGAAACGATGAAGGTCTTAACCCTCTCGGTTCCTTCATGTATCTTAATGTTCTTATTCCCAGATGCGTTACTGAACTCATATAGACCAGCACCGTTGTCTTCCGCAGAGATGTTCTCTAGTGTCTGGAATACGTATTCAGTCTCATCAACAGTTGCGTTAAACTTAACTCCACTCGGAATTTGAATATTGGTTTCGCGACCAGCAACACCCGAAAGATTCAACGACAGTTTAATAATTGCTTGAGACGATGTCTTCGAATCTGGAATGTAACCTATACCCTCGGCAAGAGAGATTATAGAACTACGTAACTGTGCCGTCCCTAGGAAAGATTCGTTCAAAGCAAAATTAGCGGTCAACGCATTATAATGTGTATTATATGCAAGGACATCCAAAATATTGGAAAGACCAGATGCTTCGAAGTTGTAATCTGCAAACTCGTTCTTATCAGCAAGAAATACCTTGAGGTTATTCTTAATCGCATCAAAGTCTAACGATGTGGATTTTATTGTTGTCGCCATTTTATCTTAACCTTGCAAGTGTAGTAGTGAATTCGACCCGTTCTTCGGTATTCACTACCTTGAATTTTATTGTTACATCTAAACTATTTCTATCTGGTTGTAGATTCACAACCACATCCAGAACTTTTGCCCTTGGTTCGTATACATCGATGTTTTGAATGATACCTCTCTTTAGAGAAGCCGACTTTCCTCTATCTGCCAATTCAAACAACTGTCCCTGCAAGTGACCACCAAAGTCGGGACGAAATGGTTTCTCCAGTAAGTTTGTAAGTACTAGTGTCTTGATTGATTGTTTCACTGCCGCTGCATCCGTTTTCTTGTAGATTTCTCCACTAGTCGGTTTGGCGGTAAATGTTAAATCAATATCAGAATACTCCCTAACACGACTCGTTGATACCGATGCCGTTTGTAGGTCTCTATCTTCTTGTGCGAACGCTCTTCGTATTGCCATAGTTCTATTTATATGACTTTTTAGTCACTTTCCTCGATTTCTACTAATTCGTTTGCACTCATTAGTTCGTTATTGAAATAAGTTTTTACGTCTCCCGCAAAACTAATGTCGAAGGTCGCTGGTGTTGTAGGGAACTCTAATCCAATTGATGCGGTCAAACTACCGTCTGGATTGTAATTATCATAGTCTAGGTACAATGTACCAAACTTAATATAGTCTTTCCAGTATTCCGCAACATCGAATGTCTTCTCTAGATTGATCTTACCTTCCTGATCTATTACTTGATAATATACAAGTCTACCATCAGACTTCTTCTTCATAATATCATCATTGGCATCAGTCTCTCTGAGTTTGTAGAGACCTTCCGAAACAATCAAACGAACATCATTGAAGTTCCTTGTGTTACCGTTGATGATTCGTATTGCTTCGGATTGTAAATATAGGTGTCGTGCAATCTGTTTACGTGCAGTGTTAGTTACCACATGATTGAATGGTGTTCTATCACCATACGCACCGAGGAACCTTGCGATTGTAATTCCCGGCCCCAACTTGGTCGCAGCGGTAATACTACTTTGAGATTCTGGATTATAAACTGGATCAACTAATACTATCACGGTGTAAACCTCTTTCCTCTATTTTCGATTGCATTACCAATCGGTTCAAATCCAAATCTAGATGATGCGGATTTCTTTGCAGTCCTACCGACTTTCGGTGGGGACTTTGATTTATATTCTGGGTTGAGTCTTTCTTCCGAAACAAGTACACTTCCAATTGAGTCTCTAGACGATGCGTTTCGGAAAGCAGAACGAATCTCTTGGGTAGTAGGAATCTTGTTGAACACGTCATTGTAATCATCAGTAAGAAGTGTCTTTGCCAATAATACGTCACCACCGTCAAGAACAACAGTCTTGATTGCGTAGTCACCATTGACTGCTTGACCAACAACCCACTCACCAGTGATCTGAACTTCCGCAGGCCCAGAACTGGGATACTGAAACTCTTTTGTCTTCTTGGGTAGATGTATACCTGCCGACAATATTTTGGGTATACTAAATGTTGCAGCACCTGTCGCAGCGGTTCCTGCGGTTACTGCTGTCAGTGAGTGCTTTGCGTTTGAGGCGAAATACGATCTCAGTGCAAGGTCAGCATTGTCTGCGTTGTTTGCCTTCCACGCTTCGGATGCTTTACCCATGAACGTACCATAGAATACCGCACCAGAGTTATACTCGACAGGGCCTTCTCCACCTTGGAATACGTTACCTGTGAAGTCAACCATTCTACCACCGATTGCACCCTTCTGTCCCATGATGGAAATGTATTTTGCACCAGTGATGTTTGCGTTCTTACTCGACACAACAAATGCTTCCTTACCAGACATAAAGATATTGTCTTCTGACGCAAACTCCATATTACCTTCAACAAAGTTTTTCTGATCAAGTTTGACAAACGAATTATAATCTGCTAACATGACATCGGTAGAGGTTCCGAGGGTTCTTGTTGTCTTGGTCTTCTTTGTGGTCAGTTCACGATTACCCGTGACGGTTGTCTTGTGGTTCTCTAGGATATCCTCACGTAGACTACCAGCAACATTAACGTTATAGTTTCCACCCACGTCTACATTATAGTCACCAGTCACTTTAAGGTTGAGGTTACCTTGATACACTAGATTACCATTACCTTCAATGATAACAGTCTGATCACCACCAGTCACTTCAATCTTATTATTGACAGCAGAGATGATAACAGAACCATCTGCTCTCATTTCAACACCCGCACCAGTACGATGTTTGATTAATACACGTTCACCGCCTGGCGTGTCATCCTGTTCGATGACGTGACCGGAGACAGTCTCTTGTACTTGGTTGAACGGATACTCGGATGGACGTTGTGGTTCGATATTTAAAGATACCCCAATGTCACCACCCCCGACATAAAGATTGTTTATCTTTGTGCCACGTGATGCTTTGTTGATTGAAGAACCGTAGTTATATTCTCTCTTGGGATATTCTCCCGTAGGGTCTTGCATACCATCTTGGGCAACACCAAGAGAATTCTCAGCACCTTCACCGATTTTATCAACTCTTAAATCAAAACTGTCTCTCTTAGTTGTCACTATTAATCTCCGATGGACTCATTGGGCCGTTTGTCTTGGGGTCAATCAATTTATTCTTTTTCCTGAATACCGAATCAACATAATCTACCACATCAAAGTATGGGTCATGTTCGGCCTCATCAACATCGTTGTGTCCAAACACCTGACCGCCCGGAAATCTGCGATAGTAACTAGCAAAGAACTTCTCTAGTGTTGTAAACTGTTCTCTTGTGAATGACTGGGCAGACCTATAATTCGTAGGATTGTCTTCACCAGTAGAAACGTTCAACCCACCAACCATGACCAATCCAATAGATCGTTTGTCATGTCCATTGACAATTGCGTGTTCACCCTCTGTGTTGACTGGTCTACCACGTTGCAATCTACCGTCTCTTCTTATAACATAATGATATCCAATACCGTCATGTCCAAGTTCGGTATGTATGTTATTTATCTCTATCGCACCTATGTTTTTATTGGTGTGAGTCTCTGAGGCATGAACAATAACTTCGGTAACTTCTCGGTGGACATTAGTAAACTCGGCATCCAACTCTTCTACCGAAGAAATATATGTAAAGATATCATCTGGACTGTTGCGACCAGACCATTTACTCGACTGATCGATTGAGACAGCCTCTTCAAATAGACTTGCTTCGACAACAACAGAACCACCGATTGTGGTATCTAGTTTACTCATCTTATCGTCAATAGTAGATATCTCTTGTTGAGCAATGGCAATCTCTTGTTCAGGCACACCCTGTTCTCTCGCCTTCTTAATCATCTGAACTTGCATCTCTAACGTAGTAGAGGTATTCTCATCCGTTCCGATAATGGATTTCATTCGTTCTGATACATTGATGGACTTACCAGTCAAGGTCTTAACAGCTTCCTTTTTTTGTCTCGGATCATCACTAGAAAACTGTGCAAGAATCTGTTGTCTTTCTTGATCAGACGAAACGATACCACCGGAAACAAGGTTTGAGATATAACTTGCGGCATCACCAGTCAAACCCTCCGCAACATTCTGTAGAGTTCCTAGTAAACCTTTGTCAATACGTTGATTGAAGTCTGCCTCGAATGTATTAACCTCATCGGTAACTTTGTTAACAACATCAACCACATTACTCAAATCTGTTCCGATAACATCATTTATGGTAGGTAGAGTATCCAATTGGTCTTTTAGTTTATTACCCTTCGCGATTAAATCCTGAACACCAGTAATATTGGTAACTTGATCTAACGTTGATTGGAGAATTCCGTCACCAATAGCCATTGCCTCAGTACCTAGTGCCGCAAACTTCTCCGTAGCACCTAACGCAAGTGCTTCCAATTCATTGACTTTGCTAGTCACTTGAGCAAGAGTGTCGTTTAGAGCAGCAACTGGAGCGAGTTGGTTCAGTGTAGCACCAAGTCCACCCGCAAAACTCACAGCACTCATCGCAGACTTGATCTTACCAAACAGTCCACCACCAGCAGAGGCAGGTGGTCTCATCGCTTCAATGACATCGGTAAATGCGGTAATCTCCGCAAAGTCTGCATTCTTCTTTTGTTCTGCAATACTAACACATTCCGCAATACTTTGTCCAGTTCCGTCTGTTACTACTGCAAGTGCAGATGTAGGGGCATTTGCCTTGAGTGCAGGAAGACCTGTCAGTGCAGTAACACTCGTGGTTGTAGAACCAAAAGAACGAGCATTGTCATCTGAGTCACGACCAAGAAGACTTCTTACTACCGAAACAACACCACCGGCAGAGTCTATCGATAATGCATTAAGTACAAGACTACCATCAGAATCACTTGGTAACTTGTATCGTAAGAACTTTCCATCAGAGTCTAGTACCGTGGCATTGGTGACTGTTAACACATTTCCTTTCGCACCAGACAATGCAGGGAGAGTATCGGTTATCAGACCAACAGCACTAGTAATAACCTCTTCCGAAGAATTGGTAGACTGTCCTAATGACTTGATACCACCGAGAATCTTACCGTCTTCTTGTCCAAGGGTTGTTGTCGTTTTGACAAATGTTTCCTCGATAGCACTTATAGACTGGTCTTGAAACCTAGCATTACCAACTTCTTTCTTTCTACCTTCTGCATTCAGAACGAGATTTAGGTCTGTTTTATTTAATGCCATTATGTTATCCTATCGATCAGTCTTCGTGCGGCCAATTCTATTTGTTTGCTTGTTGCGCTATCAGGTTTTTCCAAATAATATCTACTGAATACTTGACAGATACCGTTGTTATCGAGTCTGTCTAATTGCAATAATCTTATGTTGGTGGCAGACTGTGACCCGTTTAATTCATATGCAACAAAGGTCAACTGTGTAAGAAACTCATTGTTCTTACTAGAGAATCTCAGTAAGTCTTGATATCGACCATTACGGAAATTACCAATACCACTAGACTGGGGATTGATTCCGGTTCGCATACCAGATGCGTGGGTAAGTCCCGCAGTTATACCTATAGACTGTTTCACAGAGTACCCTAGGTTCAAGAAGAAAGTCACCGATGTGTTTTCTCGTGCAAGTTTAACTAGGTTGTTGATGTTACCGGCCGCTTCATTTTGGATGTCAGTCGTTTTTGGTTTTAATGCTGCACCGAGTTTCTCGAAGAGGGTCTCTGGTTTGTTATCTGTTCCGGTATCTTCGAACCTCTGTCCTTGTTGGACTATAGAAGGATTTTCTATATGAGGAAGAGAACCCAATATAATAGGTGTCTGTGAATTAACTCCGTCCATAAACATACCAAACACTAAAGCACTTGATTGCAACTGTGGCATCCGTCCTATACCAGAAGCACCACCTTCTGTGGTTGGGATAACACATTGGGCCCAAGGTAAGTCACTCTGGGGAATTAGTCTGGTAGACTCCGTATGTATTCCGTGTACACGAATCTTCACACGTCCTTCGTAACCATATGGGGGTGAGGCATCAACAACAGTTGCAATGAACCATCGTGTGTTGTCACCATAGAACTCTGATAGAATCGGTTTCATTACGGAAGTTTCTCCAGTTTACACAGGTTCATTGACACGGTGTGTTGTGTACCTTGGAACGTATGTCTTGTATCATAGATTATAAAATCACCAGACTTCGATTTGTCGATAAGATCGTCCTCGGTCGCAACACTAGAACTTTCTACGTTGTCGTTCACAACCTTTAAATTAACGATGTCACCAACACTAGCCTTTGCGATAATAAAACCCGCACCTTCTACCACAACATTAAACATATTCTTGTACATATGGTTGAGTAGTGCTCGGTTCTCTAATTTCTTTTTAAACTTAGTTCCATCATACTCATCATGATAACTTTTATGTCTACCGTAAGTACCCGTAGAAGTGACTGTTGTGTAGACTTGTGCGTCATATTCGTCTACTAACTTGTTATCCACTTTAAATCTGGGGTCAAACACATTCTGGTTATTGCCAATGATATTTGTATTCTCTAGTCTATCTAGGACGTTTCTTATACTGTGATGACCCTTGGTTATAATACCCGTGTTAAGATTGGTGTTTTGTAATAGAGCACCCACCGCACCACGTTGTACAAGACTGAGAGTGTTTGCAGACTTAGATGTCTTCATTGCCTTAATAGTAAATGTCTTTTCAAACTCAGTCTGTGTCTCCGCATTAGAAATGTTTGCTGGGTTGAATGTATAGGGTATCCTTGAGTTAAACGCTTTTTGTGATAACATGGAGTCTAGATTACCTAGACGTAGATTATCATCATGCATCGTTGCATAGGTAAAGAATGGTGATCCCGTCACTGTCGTTGCTCTACTAGTCAACCACTTGATCGCATCTATAGGTGACATATTTGGGATAATGCCCCTCATGTTCGTCTGTAATGGAAGTGCCTTCAGTCCATTAGGTAAGAACAGATATGATAGATCAATATCCAGTTTCAACTCGGTGGCAAGTAGTTTGATCAGAACATCATCGATACGTCCGTTGAATGACTTACTAATCTTTTTTAATGATGAAAGAAATGCGTGTTCGTCAAGTAACGTGAAAACCACAATCGAAGACTTTCCGTTGTCATTCGACTTGACTTGGTTTTCAATACCTGTCATAATGAAGGTACGTTTGAATACTACGTTCAAGTTATTGTCAACCGAGGCCATCTCTACAGACAGTCGTTCCGTACCTTGGAAGTTAATTTTATCGAACAATGCCTTGTCATCCAGAATAACAACCGTGCCAGTAAGATAAGGTTTGTCCAGACTCTCGAAGATGTTCAGTTCCGCAATAGATGTACGGACATCAAACGTATTAGTGTTAACACCACCAAGACGATCAGCCGATATCTCTGCCTTAATAATCTTAAATTGTTGCGACTGTGTCGTTTTGCTACTCATTAACTTTCCTTGTGGAAGTTATTAAATTCACTCACTACCCTATTTATGACGGATGGTTTCAATACATTAATAGTTTTCAACTCATCATTTCTACGTTCCATACGATCTCTATAAGTGATAGGAGTCCACGTTGCGCCAGGATTACCAAAGTCGTAGAGTGGTAAGTCCTGATGTACCCCATTCAACTCATAGTTATGAACTGCATCATACTGTGTGGATTCTCGTATCAACTGTGCAACATAGAACGCACCTTCCTCACTAGTGTATGCGATAGACTCGTTCTTATCAAAGTTGTTGTCATCTACTGTATCGATAACCAATTGACCCATACATAGGTCTCGTTTGACAATAGTTCCTACCGTAGCACTACTCAGTCCGGTTACCACCGTTCCTACCGGAAAGTTTGCAGCGACAACATCATTTGTGGTAACAGTTCGGTGTGGATACTTTTCTTTCGCAATATCCAGAATGGTGTGAGCATCTATAGGCCAACCCGATATACGCAAATGGTCGTTCATCAAAAAGAACGTCCAGTAGTAATCCGTAGTCCCATACAACTTATAGGATAAAGTATCAGGACGTTCACCAGAAATAATTGTGTGTTGGTTATAGAAACTAAGGTTATCCTTGAGTCCATCTATGACATCAACATATTGACTAAGATTGTCAAACAGTACTGGTTTCTCGTTGTCACCAAATCTGTAAGAGATGATATTAAAATTAGAGAAGTATTTAGTTGTCATTAGAATCCGTCCTCTTCAACGTCTTTCCTGTTGAGTGTTCTTGCCTCTTGGAATGATAGAGTCATCTCTATCTCAGAGAAGTTACCGTCACTATGCATTGCCATCGCAGTGTTGTTATAAGTCACACCCACGTCACGGAGGTAACATGGTTTGATTTTAGTCGCAACCTCTTCTCCATTATATTGAACTTCGATTTGAAACTTATTAGGAAACTTATAACCAATAGATATATTACTACCATCAATGGGTAGGTTAATGTTTTCGGGGTACAGTTCTGTTCGGAAGAGTTTGATGATTTCCTTGATCTCCGTTGCTTCCTTCGGAGAAGTCGCAATGAACTTAAACGCAAATGCAAACTCTCGTAATCCAACCGACTTGAACAATACACGTGTGTTAGGATTTGATGTCACACCGGCCGCAGACCTAAATGCACCCGCAATCTCATCTGGTAATGCGGACGCAAGTTGGACAGTAGCAACCTTTGCGGCATTCTTATTAGCAGAACCGGCAAGAGCATTCTGAAAAGTTTTCAGTCCACCGTCAATTAAAGCACTTATAGCACCAGAACCACTTTTCAATCCAGACTCAACACCCGCACCCATACCACCCAAGTCCATATTGTCGTATGCGACATTGTCACGGTACTGTAGACCAACAGGTAGATACAGTGATACCTTCCTGTCAAGTCGGGTGGGTGGTGACGAGTTTGTAATAGTTTGCTGAGTGGTCTCAGCACCTTTATGAGCCGCAACACCCTTTACCTTGTCTTCAGGATTTGCACCAGTTGTCTCTTCAATAGCACTACCATCTGGAGCTTCATCATCAGGGTTTATAAACTTGTTAACCGCATTTGTAAGAGCACCCACGACATTACCTAGGTCAGTCTCTGCGTCTTTCATGACATCAAAGATGATTCTACCTTTATAATCATCTGGATTGTTTAACGGATATTCCAACTCCTTTCTGTTCTTGTTCTCTATCACACCTTCGGGTTCTGTTGCAGTGCCCTGAGTCTCACCTTTCGCTGCTTGGTTGATTTGTTCTGGAGTTAACTTGTCTCCGACTTTGGCATCGTATATGTTATCAGGCATTTTATTTTCTCTATAAATAGGTTGTAAATCATTTATCTTTATTTATAAGGTTTTTATGGCATTTAAAACACATTCTGGTATATACACCGTAAAGAATCCATCGAAGTACGAGGGAGATCATACAAAGGTCACCTATAGGTCTGGGTGGGAGAAACACGCATTCAAGTGGGCAGATGGTAACCCTGACGTAGTAAAGTGGTCATCCGAAGAAGTCATTATACCATACTTATATGAGGTTGACAAGCGTTATCATAGATATTTTATGGACATGAAGTTGGTGATGGCCAGTGGTAGGACTTTCTTGGTAGAGATCAAACCAGACAAGGAGACTAGGATACCGACTGGTAGTAAGAACACCAGACGATATCTAACCGAAAGTTTTACCTATGTTAAGAATATAAATAAGTGGGATGCCGCAAGGGAGTACGCAGAGGAACGTGGATGGAAGTTTGTTATATGGACGGAGAAGAACGAACCTCTGAAGAGTATCATTCCTAAGTCAACCAAACCGTTGAAACCTTTAGGTAAAACTTTAAAACCTTTTCGTAAGAAACGTAAAAAATAAGTATAAATAGAACTATGAGTAATATATTCAACAGACTAGAACTACAAGCATTCCGTGCGGGGGTAACTCCCCGTACCAAGGAAAGTCGTGAGTGGTTCCAAAAGAAAGCATCTAATATGCGTTCTATAAACCGAAAGGCACTTCTAAGGGAAGACCCTTTGACACAAAGGGCTGCACTAAAGAATCTGTCGAGAACTGGATTAGTGGGAACAATGCAGATGTTCTTCTATGACCCCAAGACTAAGGACACACTTCCGTATTACGATTTGTTCCCCTTGGTTATTGTTGTTGGCCCTGCAAAGGGTGGGTTTTATGGATTGAACCTCCACTACCTTCCACCGATGTTACGTGCAAAGATGTTAGATGCATTGATGGAAACCGCAAACATGAAAGCTGGTGAGGAAGCAAAGTTTCAGATTACATATAAGAAACTGCAAGCAATTTCCAAGTTAAAGTATTACGAACCATGTTTCAAACATTATCTGACTAAACACGTCAAGAGTAAGTTTGCGGAAGTACCAATGCCCGAATGGGAAATTGCGACATTCTTACCGACTGCACAGTTCAGAAAGGCAAACTCTAAGAAAGTTTACGCAGATTCACGAAAGAAAATAGGTAGAGGTTAATGGTAGCACGTATCGATGAATTCAAGTCACAGATTGGTAAAGGTGGTGGCATGGCAATGGGGAATCTGTTTAAGATTTTCCTACCACCGTTAACAGGTGACGCACGAGAGATGAACCTGTTGTGTAAGGCAACATCACTGCCCGGCCGACAAATACTATCTACCGAACGAACTATTGGTTTAGAAACAAGTAAGACAGCATACGGTCACGCAATCGAAGACGTTACCCTGACATTCCATTGTCTTAATGATATGAAGATACGGAGATACTTTGAGATTTGGCAAAACCTTGCGGTCAACCAAGAGACTCACGAAGTGGGATACTTTAACGAGTACA